AAAGTATGTTGGTGACCAATCGATTTTAGATTGATATTACCATGATAAGATGTATCACTCATGATCTATAATTTTTTCTCTTTCGCTCTTCAATGCTTTTAGTAAATCCTGTGTGCTTCCAGCAAACACAATATTGTTTTGTGTTTCTATGTTTTGATTTTTACCATCAGAATCGTTTAATTTTTTCTTTTTTGCCTGTAGATCCAAAAGATCTTTGGCAGTATCGCCAGTAGTTTTGATCAACTGCCCGACGACTTCATATGCTCGCGGACTATCGCTCGCGAGTGCAACATTGAGCGCACCATCTAATGCTTTTTGACTTTTATCAATCAGATCGTTTAATTTTTTTCTCGCAACCTGATAGTCGTCTTCGATGTCATCTCCGGTGGAGATAATCTCAGGTTCGAGTATTTCCGGTAAATTCTCTTCTTTTGGAATTAAATTCATATGTGTTCCAAAAATAGAGTCTAGTTTGTCATAATTACTCATCTCTAAAAACGTCCTCAAATGTCTCAATATAATCCCACTGACCAGTTTCTGGTGTGGCATCTGCTGGGTCTGTTGTTACTGTGTATTTCCTGCCGACCTCAGTTGTAATAGTACTGGTAGATGTCAACTTCGGTTCGTCATATGCAGTTGCGATTGCAGTTTTAATGATACCTTGACGTGTAACAGGACCATAGAAGTTAAGACCCAGCGTGAAAGTCAAATCCCAAATTAAAGTTCTTCGTTGAGTGTAATCGCCAGTGTAATCATCAGTAAAAGAAACACTGTCCAGATTAATTTTCAAATCGCGCTTAATACCCATTTCTGGAATGTCATTGATAGTAACATTAAAATCTGGATTGAAAAACGGGAGAATTTGCTCGATTATTTGCAAACCATCATCTTGGTTCTTCGCCATAATGAACATGGAAATAGTCATATCGTATGGTGTGCTAGTAAACTGTGTTCTTAGTTGGTTCGCCGAATCACCCTCTCCAACTGCACGATTCTTCGTCAGCAAACTTATCTTTCTAGCAGGACTATAATTTAATCCTGTAATCTCGAATCCGATTCGCGGAAGTGTTATCGCTGTTTCAGCAGGATTTGCAGTCGAGACTGCATCTATTCTGGCGAGAAATTTTTGTTTCGGTGAATATGACAAAGGAACACGTAACGATTGAACAATCTCGTCGGATGAGTTCCTGCGCTCGATAACTATGTTGTTAAAAATAGTTCCGAATGCGATGATCGCTTTTCTGATGTGTTGATGGTAAAACGTTTGTCCCTTAAACATTATAATTCTCCGAACGGATTAATAGAAGTGAAGTCTAATATACCATCCGCAGTATTTTCATCATCGAACTCTTCGTTGTCTGCCTGAGTATCGATTTCAACCACAGAGTAATTTTGCAGAACAATCGCGTCGCCATAACTGGTCAAGATATTATCACCGCTCTGTGTGGTCACATTGAAATTGAATTCGTCAAGAGTTCTATTATCTTCGATAGCATCAACAGTAGAATCGCCAGTATTGAAACGCTCGCTGCTGTATTCGAAGACTTCACATGTCATTTTATAGACATAAATTTTTCCAAGTTGATAAAATGGATTCAAGAAGTCGACATATTTAATTTCGAAGTATGTTCCTGTTTTAGGAAAGAACAGAAGATCACCCTCGGCAGGTCTCTCTGCCAATTGTAATGTGTCTGTTTGGTTTGCAACACCCTCTTCCCATCTTCTTTTAGAAACTACGAAAGTTGCTTGCGCTCTAAACTCGAACCCGAACTTAGTGAATAGATCACCTTCCCCTGCAAATCCATCCACATCCTCAAGATACATTTCGATCGGATAGAATTGATCAAAATAAGAAAGTGGATCTTCACCAAGGATAGGATCTTCATCTGCGATAATTCTGGGTAAGTAATAAACATCATGCCCATAGATCTTCATACTCTCGATGACCAAATCCTCGACGAGTCTTTGTTCATTAGTAGTACCAGAAGTATTACCAGATTGAAAGTAGAAGTTCGTGGGCATATCTTACCCCACCTGAAAGTCTACAGGGAGTTCCCGTTTCGATTGCATTTCTTCTTCGATTTGCTGAATTTCTGTAATCGCTTCTTGATATAACTCCATTCCATTTAGAGTTACGCCGCCAGGAAGTTGAATGCCGGAAAATTTCTTCATGTTCTCACCCCACTGACGTTTAATCAACGCAGTAGCGTATCTCTTTAAGAACATATCGTTGTAGATTTCTGTATATGTGTTAGGATCGAGAATACGATAACAATCAAAATAAACGTAGTCGCCAGGATCGAAGACTTCGCGCCAGTTAACATCGATGAAAATTTTATTCATCTTGCGGTTAAATCTAATAGATCTTTTTCCTGGGAAGAGTTGCTCAAACATTGACATGTGTGTCTTAACTTGTGCATAGTAAATCAGGTCTGTGTTGAGCAAGTTCCACATATCGTTCTGTCTAAACTGATAGAGCAGATTGAAAATGTTATTGGGATTTTCAGCACCGCTGTTAGCGTTCGAAAAACTAAACATACTTGCAACGCCAAGAATACTATCGGTTACTTCAATGTATTCGTTGTCCATGTCGCCAGCAGTATAAAATCCTGTTGTTGCGAGTGTCGTTGTGTGACCTGAAACATCGCCTGTAATAGTTTCGCTGGCGACCCATGTTCCCGTTGTCTTATCGGTAATAATTGTATTAGAAGATGAAATTTCGACTATCTTAGCAGTCGCTCCTGAAGTCGATCCTGTGATGTTTTCACCAACTTCGAAACTATTCGCCGTAAATCCAGAAACTTTAACTGTATTGCCTGTTATCTGATGCTTGAGATAAACACGCTCGACACCATCGAAGTGGTATTCTTGAAAGTATTCCAGCGCATCGTCTATGCGGTCGGAAACTTGATCATCGTCGACGTTGATCTCGATAACTGGGAATCCCAATCTACGAAAACAATAATCAATTAATCCTTGTCTTGATGCTACTGCCATATATGTTCCTTTTATGCATATTTATTATGCTATCGTGCCAATATCTCTGGTAGCAGTCGTTGAAGAATCTGTTACCAAACCAAGGTCAACCGTCTCTGGCACTAAGAATAAATCTGCATCGTAACTCAGTAACTGCACTATGGTACCATCTGTTTTCTTTGAGAACAGTTGTCCATCTGCAAGATTAATTGCAAGTTCGCCTGCTTCTAGATCTCCCGACGAAGGAGCGCCAGAGGTTTCGCTGCGTTTGGGTTTAACAATCATAACCATCAGTTAAGCAATGTCCCCGAGGCATCATAGATATTAATGCGATAGTATGCACTGGATTGACCATCTAATAAGTCTGAATCTAATCCTGAACCAGATCCGTCCACTGTTTTAATCGCATCAAGTATATTAGTTGCAGTAAATGATCCACCCAATGAAACTGATGTTCCCGCAATCGTAATTGCACTGTTCGACAGTTTATCGTTCGCGATTGATCCTGCGAGCATGGTATTAGTTACCGTGCCAGTATCAGTGGTATAAACGCCATTGGTGACTGTGGATGCATTACCATCCAATGATGCAGTTATTGTTCCCGCCGCAAAATCACCAGATGCATCACGAGCAACTACCTTAGATGCAGTGTTTGCTGATGTTGCATCGACTGCGATGGTTGGTGACCAACCTTCACCCGCAGATCCTGTTTTAGTAATATAACTGCCAGCAGTAACATCAGCAACATAATCTCCAGTCGTATCAGTTCCAAGCGCAACTGAATTTGCTGCAACAGTTGCGGTAAGTGTGACATTCGATGAACCATCTAACGACACAGAACCGGAAAGATCACCACCGAGAGTGATTGATCTTGCTGTTGTCCACTTGCCGGCAGATGTTGCAGTTGACGCATTGCCCGATAGTGAAGCGGTAATTGTTCCTGCTGCAAAATCACCAGATGCATCACGAGCAACTACCTTGCTTGCTGTATTTGCGGATGTAGCATCGACTGCAATGGTTGGTGACCAACCTTCACCGGCAGTGCCAGATACTGTGATGTAGTTGCCGGCAGTTGCACCCGCAACGTAGTCACCTGTTGTATCAGTTCCTAGTGCAACACTATTTGCAGCAACCGTTGCTGTTAAAGTTACGTTTGCCGAACCATCTATCGACACGTTACCAGTTAAATCGCCACCAAGCGTAATTGTTCTTGCTGTTGTCCACTTGCCGGCAGAAGTCGCTGTATCTGCATTGCCTGTTACGTTACCAGTAACATTACCTGTTAAAGCACCTTCGAATGTTCCGGCGACGAATGTCTCGCTACCGACAGTCCATTTATCTGCTGTCTCATCCCAAACGAGTGTCTTATTAGTCGAAGTGCCACGTTCAACTTCAATACCAGCATTCTGAGAAGGTGTTCCTGCTTCGTTGCTGTTGAGGAGAATAATATTGTCGGCGAGATTAATTGTCTCGGTATTAACTGTTGTTGTTGTACCCGATACCGTCAAGTTTCCACTGACAGTTAAATCGTTGAATGTAACATCAGATGTTGTTCCTACCGCCTGACCGATAGAAATTTGCCCATCACTGAGTGCTACACCAGTTCCAGCACTAAAGTGGGCGCGAACATCTGAGGCAGATGGACCAGTGTAAGTGATTACGCCTGTGCTGTTGTCATATGAAAGAGAACCATCGCCACCGGAATCTGTTACCGATACTGCGGCTCTTGTAAGGGCATCTGTGTATTGAGTAATAGTAGTAGAAATTGCACCATCTGTAATGGAAATACCAGTGCTTGCGCTGAAATGAGCGCGAACATCTGAGGCAGATGGACCAGCGTATGTAATGACACCAGTCGAAGAATTATAACTTAAAGAACCGTCGCCACCACTATCAGTTACACTGATTGCTGCCCGAGCAAGAGAATCAGTATACTGCGTGATTGTTGTTGCGATTGCACCATCTGTAAGAGTTATACCAGTACCAGCACTAAAATGTGCACGAACCTCTGCCGCAGATGGACCAGTGTATGTGAATGCCCCTGTGCTGTTGTCATATGTGAAAGAACCATCACCACCAGCATCCGTCGCCGATAAATCTGTTAGAGAAATTACGCCCGTAACGTCTGATTCTAGCGCGAGAGGAAACCCTCCTGCAGTCGACCCATCGTGGACAACAAGAGTATCCTTTGTGATATCAACTGTGACTTCGCCCTCTGCCCCCGTAAAAGTTGAGTGCTCAGCGGTAGTTCCACGTCTAAGTTTTAATACTGTTGCCATCTAAAATCCTCATAGTGAAAGACTAGCTTTCTCTTCTTGCGCTGGTGTGCTATACCCATCAGAAGTATCAAACTCATCAGAACCACCATTTCTGTCCATTAATGTCTTAATGGTTTCTATTCTTTGTTCGGCTTCATGCTCTAAAATATGATTTTTTTGTTCAAGTTCCGCAACTTTTTCTTTAGCAATATTAAGTTGCGTATTTAACATTACAGCGTCAAGAGTCATTGCTTTTAATTTTTCTGCCAAATTATTGATATACGCATTAATAAACTTATTCTGATCATCCATTATAAATCTCCAAAATGGGGGAGGGGATTAATCCCCTCCCTTATATATTATCAGTATGTGCCACCGTCAATTACGTTTGTCCAATCAGGAGTACCACTGTTTGAGTACAGGAAGTAACCATCGGTACCAGCAGCAGTTGCCTGCAGTGCGCCAGTTCCGTTACCATAAATGATACCATTCGAAGTAAAGGTGCTGGCACCAGTACCACCGTCTGCAACTGCGATATCAGTCGCAAGACCCGAGACAGTTCCACCTGTTAAGTTACCTTCGATGTTCGCGACGAGAGATGCAACTGCATATCCAGTTCCTGAAGTGTCAACTGTGGTTGACGGAGCAGATTGAAGGTCTTTGAACAGTCTAAACTTACCGTCTGATGCGTCGCGGAAAAGACCAGCATAGAGGTCTTGTGAACCCGATGTATCATACAGACCGTAGAAACCGATGTCAACTGCGTCAGTCGAACTGTTTCCGTTGGCGAGAATGATCAGAGGATCTTCAACAGTAAGTGTAGCAGTGTTTACGGTGGTAGTATCGCCGCTAACTGTTAGATCGCCAGACACAGTAAGGTTGTTAAAGGTCACGTTGTCAGTTGTGCCGACTGCCTGCCCGATATCGAATGTAATTTCGTTTGCACCAACAGTTGTCGCAACACCAGTGCCGCCAGTAAAGGTAATAGTTTCACCACCAGCAACAGTATCTGTTGATCCAGTATCAGCAGCAATGTCGAACGATGTAGAGATCGCTTGGGTTGAAACTGCTGTTACTAGACCCTTTGCGTTTACTGTAATAACAGGAACTGCTGTGGTCGAACCGAAAGAACCTACATCAGAGTTAACTGTCGCAAGAGTGCCTGTTCCAGTAACATTTCCTGTACCGTCGAACGAACCTGATGTATATGCCAAGTCGCCTGTGATTGCAATAGTACGACCAGTTGCCAGCGCAGTTGCTGTATCTGCATTACCAGTAACATTACCTGTTACGTTTCCGGTTACGTTTCCGGTTACGTTACCAGTAACATCACCAGTTAGATCGCCAGTTACATCACCAGTTACGTTACCTGTTACGTTACCTGTTAGGGCAGCAGTGATTGTTCCTGCTGAAAAATTACCCGAAGCATCACGCTCGACGATCGTGCTTGCTGTGTTTGAATCTGTCGCGGCATCAATCGCATCGGTATAAAACTTACCGCCGATCGCATGAATTACTGGATTCGAACCGCTATCGACTGACTCGATGTAAAGTTTTGCGCCTACGCCATCATTAGATGCGTCTTGCGAGTATGCCAATTCTGCTTCGACCAGATCTGATGTACCTGGAGCAGCCGAACCAGAACTTCTTTTAATTTGAATAATAGTTGCCATGGTTTTTTTATTCCTCTTGACGTTTTAATAAGTTCCGCCATCTATAGTTGATAATGTCACTTCTGTCGCAGGATCTGCTGCTTCCCATTTTTTAGTAGTATTATTGTAGATCAACGTGTATCCATCTTGAACACCCGTTAAATCTATGTCTTGAAGGTTCTCGACTCTGGTCTGCGTCCTTCTGCTAACGACACTTGTATTTATATTATTAGAAAGTGGAACTGATACTTTAATAGACATTACTTAGTAACCTCCGGATTAATCACTACAATTCCTTCTAAAACTCTAATTGTTTCTTCGTCGCTTGCCGCCTCGATATCGTAAACATACCTTCCTGCTTTAAGAGCAGTTGTTTGCGCTGCAGTAAGAGATATTGTTATCTCGCCATCCGTTGGTCTTGATGCCGTCGCAGTGAAATTCGTGGACGTGGTCGAATAATATGATTTTCTCATCTGTGCGGAGATGGTGTACTCTGTTAGATCTTTAGCATCGTCGTTTTGATCAGATACGAGAACAGATAGCGAAAACGTAGTTCCCTGATCGATGTATATGTTGCGAACAGTCGCCATCTTCTTCCCTTATAAATTAAACTATATGCGATTATTTATAAAAACTGGAGTGCTGATGAGAAGCATTTTAACTCTAAAATATGGTGAGAAGTATAGTTCTGAGCACGTAAACAAGATAGCAGAACAAACAAAATACCAGTATAATTATTTTTGCATAACAGACAACGCACAAGGTTTAGACTCAAGAATAACCCCAATACCTATCCCCGAGGAAGCAGAGGGTCATTGGTTGAAGATCTGGATGTATAATCTTAACTATTTAGGGGATGTTCTATACTTAGATTTAGATGTTTCTATTCAAAAAGATATAGACCATTTATGGAATTATATTGACGAAACCCCAACAATAGTATATACTTTCTGGAAGAACAAAGGATTTCCTGAATTCATGGGCGACACACATTCTATGCGCTATATGAGCAACTATAACTCAAGTGCTGTGTTGTGGAGATCGGGATCTTCTGCTGCAAAATCTATCTGGGAGACATTTTATGAACACTCAGATTATTATCAAACCAAATATTGGGGTGATGATAGATTTCTTTGGCACGAGGATATAGAACTGAATACTTTTCCGAAAGGCGAATTTTATTCATTCGTGTATGGTGCTGATTACTATGGGGTCGATGACGATAATAAATCGTTCAAGTATAGACCTGATTACACTATAGCATTGCTGAATGGATTGGATCAGTTTCCTGGAGCAGATAAAAAATATGACGAATTTCGTATGCATCAAGTGGGGTGACAAATACCCCGCGAAGTATGTGAATAACCTATACAACATGGTAAAGAGAAACTATAAGAAGGAATTTACGTTCACTTGTTATACTGATGACTCGACCGACATAATTTGTGACACTGCTCCGATCCCTGATGATGGATTGCTTCATCCAAAATACTATTTTGGAAAAGAAAATTTTTGTTTCGATCGTGCCAAGTTTCTGATATTCAATTCTAAAGAATGGTTAGGATACAAAGGTAACTGGTGTTACTTAGATCTTGATGTGGTCATCCAAGAAGACATAACAGAGATTGAAACTCTCTCACAGAAACCAAGAATGATATATTGCAGATGGCAACCAGAGTCACAAAAACACGACAGACTTTTTATAGAGATTCGCGGAACATTCTACAATTCTAGTGTTACTATGTGGCCTGATGATTCGACGAAGCACATCTATGAAGATGTTTTACAAAATTCTGAGGCAGTTTTCAAAACATACTTCAAAGGTAGCGACAACTATCACTACTGGAGGCAGAGAAAGTTCTGGAATGATGTACCAGGAGGTTGGATTTATTCTTGGAATAGAGGTAAACACTTAGATGACCTAGAACCTTTTAAATTCAGACCTGATGCCAAGATATGCCTATTCAATACCGATAATGTGCCGCATCCATCTGCCAAGAAGTTCTTAGAACTTGCTGATTGTAAAGACGAGAATATAGTTAGGTTGTGGCAATGAGAGTAAACTACATTTGCTGTAAATGGGGAACCAAATACTCCACCGATTTCGTCAACCGTTTATATCGAATGGCAAAGAAGCATACCCCAGAACGTTTCGAGTTTCATTTTTATTGCTATACGGACAACAGTGAAGGTTTTGAAGATGAAATCAAAGTCATCGACTTCCCAGACATCCCAGATATCCACCCGAAATACTGGTTCGGATCAGACGATTTCAAATATGGTATGGCCCGTTGCTGGGATCGACCCAAGACCTTTATCTTCAACACCCACAACTTCGCAGAAGATAAACCAACTGGCAGATTTGTATTCTTCGATCTGGATGTAATCATTCAGAA